CTAAACAGCCCACCTGATGACTATGATTACATGGAAGACGGTGAGTTCGTTAAAACAGGTGCATACGAATGGCGCAGTCTAAGCAATATGCTGGACATCATTGGTACTATGTATCGTGAGACAGGCACTATGCTGACCACAGATGACGGGATGGAATACCCTGAGACAGAGGCGATTGATGGCTATCACGCAAACCTACGGGAAGTTCTGACGGATGCACAAGAGGCTGCACTGCCTACTGTGGCTGCACCAGCTACCCCATATCGTAAATGGGCAGGAGATAACTAATGGCTAAACTAATCGGAACAGACCCCAATCAGGTGCCTACGAATGCTGACCTTGGTACGATGGCGTATCAGGATTATGACCAACTGGCTCCGTCTTTTTATGCGGGACGTAAGAACTTACTTCTCAACTCTAATTTTACAATAAGTCAGCGTGGCAGTTGGACTAGTGCTACTTCTGTTGGGAGTGGTGCCTATACCCTTGACCGTTGGGTCACGACTATAGGAAGCGTTACCGCTACACTTCAAACCCGCCAGAACCAGACGCTTCCAAATGGACAAAACGTAAATACACTGCGAATGGTATGTACGTCTGGTGGCTCAGGTTACATTCAAATTCGCCAACTCTTCGATACAGACATTGGTAAGTTCTGCCGTAATCAACCTGTTACCTTTTCTGTTTGGATGCGCACTACAAAAACAGATCATGACGGCTTTGGCCCATCTATCTTAAATCCAAATGTAAGTTGGCAAACCTACGGTGGACCCATTATTGCTGATGGAGAGTGGCATCTTTATAAAAAGACAACCACTATCAGTAACTCAGCAGGGACAACTGCAGGAGATATGGCGGTTGCAATTCAAAACAATAACACTTGGGTAACTGGTGAAGAGTTTGAAATTGCGTTACCTCAGTTTGAAATTGGTACATCTCGATCAGAATTTGTATATCGCCCCGTTCACGAAGAACTGCTTGAGTGTCAGCGGTATTTTCAGATTTATAGACCAAACCGTGAAAATGCAGTGTACACTAGCTTTGCCAATAAGTTTCATATGGGGCAACTTACCTTACAGGGACAAATGAGAACCGATCCTACCGCAACTTGGTATGATGGTAATATGCGTTTTGCGCAAGTAGGTTACAACTCCGTTAGTGCTACAGTGGCAAACACACAGGCACATGCTTTTATAACAACAGGTATGGAACGTCAGGCGATTCATTTTTACATCGATAGAGCTGCTGGGGGTAGCAACCCTACAGGTGACGGTGTGTACAACTCAGAAGGTTCCACTGCACGATTTTTTTTAGATGCGGAGTTATAATATGGCATATAAACCACATACAATTTCATACGAAGGTTATAGTGAGGATGTAGGAGTTTACTGCTCAACCCACAACCACTATATCCCACTAGACCCTGCGAACCGCCACTATCAAGAAGTTCTAGACGCAATCATTGAACAAGGCGCAGCTTGCTTTGAGGGTGATATTCCAGAAGACCTACAGGCAGCGGCAGATGCTAAGGTGGCGGCAGGGCTATATCAGCCTGATCCACACGCATAATTTTAAGCTGCATAAACTACTTGCCAACACTTAGTTAAGTGTCTATAATGCAGCTTATGTTGCCTTAGTGGCATAAAATGCGGTATAATATAGATGATCGAGAATGAATATCGGTCATCACTCCTAAAACCCCAAGACATTCTTGAAAAGTGGCAGATCCTCAAGCCTCATATTGAGTCAGCTAATGAGCATTCTGCGGGAGAGATGACCCCCTTCGATATAGCCTTACTGGCTATGGTAGGAAAAGCACACATTTGGCTCACAGTTGATCAGAATGACAACGTAGCCTCAGTAATCGTCACCCGGTTTATCGAACAAACCAGACGTAAAACAATGTTGATCCAGACTTGCGGCGGTTCTGTCGAAGGATGGGACGCATGGACTGCACATCACGATACCCTAATCAAGTTTGCACAGGATAACAGGTGTAGTTCGATTCAAATATGGGGTCGGAAAGGCTGGCAACGGCGGCTTCGGCACTTAACCAACGATACGGGACGTAGCTATAAGCACTTGTATCAAGTATACAATATGGAGATATAAACATGAATCCATTCATGGAACAATTTGGACCCATGCGCTACGTTCACTCACGGCGCTCTGGGTTAATTACTTTTGGCGGCGGTGGTGGCGGTGGCCCAAGCCTAGATGAAATTAAGACAGCCGTATCCGATTACGGTAATCCTAAGTTTGATGACGTATTTGGTAATCAGGGCGATATTCAAGATGACATTGGTGATGCCTTAGACCGAAGCCTGTCACGTATTGGTACTGCCGAGTCAAATCTAACTGATGATTTTAGCGCCTTAACTGGTGACATTGGTGATGTAAGCGGTGATGTAGGTGATGTTCAGCGTGACGTTACATCTGGTTTTGCGGATATGGATGAAGGATTTGATGACGCTCAAGCAAATCGTCAGACCCTTATGGGTGACCTATCTGATGATGTAACTAGAGAAGCTGGCCTTACAAGAAGCGGCGTTACGGATCGTATTGACCAACAAGACATTGATCTTGGACGTGCATTTTCTGATACCAATGATGAAATCATTGATGCAGAGGGGCGTCTTACCACTCAGGCAGCTGCATATTTCACTGACCTAGTTGATAAACTTAGCACTAACCGTAGTGACATCATGGAAAAGGTAGGAGACGAAGCTGTAGATACTCGTGAAGACATCTCAGACTTTGATACTCGTACAACTAACACACTGGATACAATCGGTTCAGACTTAGGTGCAGGTCAAACAGACATCCAGAGTGCAGTAGACTCAGGTAATGCCAACGCAACGGATTACTTCGGAACATTGTCAGAAGGACAGACAGGAATTTCTGATCAGGTTACTGGTCTTCAGGGTGACTTCTCTGGTTTCCGTGCTGATTATGATGACAACACTATGTTGGCTAATCGTGCTCGTAATGACCTATCACAGGCTCTGGGCATCACTGAAAACAACCTAGCAGGAGCTATTGGTGGCGAAGGTGAAGCTACTCGTGAGCAAGTAGGCAACACAGGAGCTGCACTAACTGGTGAAATTTCTAGTCAAGGTATTTCAACCCGGGGCGCTCTGGGTGATGTGGAAAATGCTGTAATAGGTAACATGGATGATGGATTCGGTACCGTTAAGGGTTCAGTAAACAACGCTGCCTACGAAATTGCACAAGGATTTGATGCTACATCTGCTGATGCACAGTTGGCCCGAGAAGAGTTCATGATGGGTCTAGGTAACATGGAGAGTTTCGTTAATAGCGGAATGGAAGGTCTGGATGCAAATACCACCCAAGGCTTCCGTGCTATGACAAGTGCCTTTGATGACAATGGTAAACTCATCCGCAATGACGTGAATGACATGGGCATGGCTGTACAGCGAGACATTGATCAAAATGGTAACCTTCTGGTTTCATCTTTTGATGCTCAAGGTACCCGCATTAACCAAGTAGGTTATAACATCGAAGATATGATGGGAATGCTTGGATCAGTACAGAGTAGTTCAATAGCAAATACAGGACTTCTTTCACCAGCGGTGAACCGTAGTCCATACGCTCGAACTTAGAGGTAACATATATGATACCAACAAGTGTAAGCCAGACAGGCGTAGACCTTATCAAGAAGTTCGAGGGTCTACATAAAGTAGGCGACGATGGCATGATCCACAGTTACCGCTGTAGCGCCGGGAAGTGGACCATAGGTTATGGCTCGTGCAAGGGTGTAAGGTCCGGGATGAAGATCACCCCTGCCGAAGCAGAAGACCTTTTAGCAAGAGATATTGATTCTCACTCAAAGGCGATTCACCGCTATGTCCATGTGCCTCTATCTCAAAATCAGTACGACAGTTTAAGCTCGTGGATTTTCAACGTAGGCGAAGGTAACTTCAAATCCAGCACCTTGCTCAAGAAATTGAACAAGGGTCTGTACGATGAAATCCCGGAGCAACTGAATAGATGGAATAAGGCCAGAGTAGACGGCAAACTAACTCCTCTACGTGGACTGACACGCCGCCGGGCTGCTGAAGGTGCATTGTTCTCGATGGATGCTATCCTAGCTTCTGATGGTGGTGACCTAATGGTGCAGAAGCCTACTCAGGAAGCACCTAAGTCACTCGTTAAATCGAAGACGATGGCTGGGGCTGGCATTGCAGGAGCTGCGACAGGCTTAAATGAAGTCGCTGGGCAGATCCAAGGCCTTGTAGCTTATGCGCCCATGCTCAAGACAGTATTCCTACTATGTGCCATTGGCGGCATAGCTCTAGCAGCTTACGCCCGTTGGAAGGACAATAAGGAA